GCTCGAAGAATCAAACACCAAACTAGGTAAGGAACGCCAGTTCCATTTCTACCCCCCCTAGGGGATAGTCTGACCTATTCGCCCCTTGGAAAAGGGGTAAGGTTTGTTGTTAGACAAGCTCTCTTGTAACTGACTTTAGGGCCAGATTGACACAAGACAAGCTCGTTAGTTTCACGACATTTCGGTCGTGAGACACTCTAAGTAATCAACGTGTTAAGTTGAGAAATAAAGAGATCTCCAATGGTGGCACCGGTAAGTGACGCCCAATTGACTAATGTCATAGTTTGGAAGGCACTACTGCCAGCAAATGTGTAGTAATACGTTACAATACCAGTACCAGTTCCGACAGTATAATTCGAATTAAACGCATTTACAGTTCGATAAATATTGAGCGGAACCATGCCGGAAGTGACTGTTGGAGCCCCTCCACCATTAAAAGCGGTTACGGCAGAGCCGTATATAATGGATATGGAAAAGTTCCCAGACATTCCTGGAGGAAATATAATACTCTTAGCGGTGACATTAAAAGTAATTCCAATGTTATCGAAAGCAGACGAAGCAGGAAGTGATCCAAGAGGTTGAGTCGTAGAAAACGTCCCAAGGAGTTGGTAATGAGCACTCGCGATACCGGAATTAACCGATAACTGAGGTTTCTTGAGTTCAACTTCATAAGAGCACCAAAGCTCTCCGCAAACAACCGAAGCTCCAAGGAGCCCAGATGTTGCAATATTGAAGGTACCCAAGTCATACATCTTCTCGTCCTCTCCAGTAATCAAAGCAACATTTCTGATGTATTGAATTTGGAAAGGATTCTCTTTTGGATCACATTCTATAGCGTGAGGAATACACGCACTAGGTTTTCCGTCGGTAGCATAATATTCATTAAGCATGCCTATTTTGCTGGTAAACGGTAGAGCCGTACTACGATACTGCGTAGCAAGAATCACCGATCCCAAGCCAGGATTGGTTGACGCAACAGACTCTCCACTAGTGGAGACAAATTCGTAAACCAATCCTTTGAAAGTATACTCTTGGTACTGTTGGGCAACTGTAGACAGCCACGGGAATGACTGAGAAAGACCAGGATTGATAGGATAACTAGCAATGTTAAACGCTCCAGGAGTGGAGCTACTGGTGACATCACCAATATATTCTCTGTGACGTATCATGGTAGACATATTGGATGAGTGCATAACAGGAATCCCAGATGAGGCCTTAGAAACCAAGGAATTCTGAGTAACTTTATAATCCCCAAATCCAAGAAACTTGGAGATATTGGCCCCGGCTGAATAACCCGCAGTGGGATTTCCAGCGGCGTAGCCGAGTCCTGCGCCAGCTCCACGAAGAGCCAGCGCACCCATCTTTTGCAAGAAGGATCGCTCCTTCTCAACCGCTTTGGGCGCGGTGTTTGATTTTGTGCCTCCGGCTTTTGCCTTTCGGCTCACCTTGACACGAGTTCTTCTTTTATTTGGCATTTTGTATTGGATGCATGAAATACCACACATGGACTGTACATCCCCACCACCCGCATGTATACGGGAATCCGTGCAGTCTCTTGGCGTTTTGTTTAGCACAGTCAGACTGATTTTGGCCTTCCTAAGGTGAGGACCCAATGAACAATGTCTAGTGTTTACCGAGCTCACTTGCTTGTTCAAGGCAAGTACACTGATAAAGCTCGTAAAGAAGAGTCATAGAGCCAGTGCCTTGGAAACGGAACTGAGAACTTTATCCTTTAAAGGATGATGTCTCAGTTCGTAATCCAAAGTACTGACCGCTAGACGTCTTCTTACCTCGTCATCACCAACGCTCAGGGCGTTCACAACCATCTTTCCAACATTCAATGGAACCCCAACGCCAGATACAAACTGCGTGGAGCAGAACTCAAAATTCTCGCTCGTTACAGGATCACATTGCTTGAGGGTCATACCATGCTTTGCGTAGGTCTCACTCAAAAGAGGAGTCGACTCCGCAATAACATCATCGCCCATCGAAATTCCCCAGGTGCATGACGCAAGCCAGCACATGAGGATTGATATGTGGGAATTAGA